TTAAACCTCAGACAGACCAATACAGGCTGCTGGACGCAGGACGTTGTGTCCCATTGCGTACTTAGCAACCATGAGTGTGCCTTGACGGTTGATCTGGTACTCAGACTCCATGCCCAAGTCAAGAAGCTTGACAGTAGCAACAGCGTCAGGAGTAAAGATAAAGCCACGGAACTTAGAAGCAAGAGCCACCATGTCAGCACCGTCTACAGCAGCAGTCGGTAGGTCATAGTGAGTAGTGCGTCCAGAACCAGCGGTGTTTGCTAGTGGTGCGTTGTCAGAAGTCTTACCTTCGTTAGCATCGCCTGTGGTGAAGTTCACGTACAAGTTAGATACATTAGCGTGGTTAGACATAACAACAGGCATACCAGCAATCATTGGTACAGTCGCAGAAGCGATTGAACCATTACCACCGAAGTCCTTGTTCATGTAGGTCAGCTTAGAACCGTCAGTAACGTCCAGAAGGGCGTAGTACTGGTCAGGTGCTAGTGCTACAACAGCGTTAGAGTGGTCAACATTCTTGATGTCAAACTCTTTCTTCGCATCAAAGATAGCCTTAGCAATCTTAGCTGGGTCAAGAGAGTCAGCAGTAGCTGTACCGATTGTTACGTTGTTGGTGAAATCCTCTTCAGCAAAGTCTTTGTAGTCTTGGATCAGACCAGCAGCACGAGTAGCGTTGGTAGCCAATGCAGCCTTAGTAAGCATACGAGCTACGTTACGGTCAGCCTCGTTAGCCAGAGCAATACCAGCTTCCTTTGAGTAGATAGAACGTACATCGTAGTGGTTGATTGCTTCGTCAATGTTAGCAATAAACTGGCTAGAGATGAGCAAGTCATCAATAGTTACGATACGCTCACCAGCACGGATTGACCCGCCTGTGATCTCATTTCCAGGGGTCAGGTATTCAGCGGTTGCGCGACCTGTCAGTGGGAATGAGGCAGACTTGCCCTTTGAGATTGTGCGAGTACGTACCTTGTCCATGAGGACTTTCTTTTCCTCAAAAGCTGTCAGGACTTCCCCTGCATACAGCTTGAGAAACAGGTCACGTACGTCACCTGTTAGGTTATTCTGGCCTTGAAAGCTTACGCTATAGGCCGGATTTGAAGCGGCTTGTGCCATTTTAAATTACCTCTTAGTAATGTTAATGTGAGTTAAAGTACACTCTGCATTACACTACATCCTTTCTCCAAGATTGTCCCTCGCAAGGGGTCAGGGGTAATCGTTTGTTATGTTTAGCTTCGTGTTAGGGATGTGATCCCTTCTAGGTACACCGTAATGTAACTAGAAGGAAGGGGGAACTCTTATACAATTCCCCCAACCCCATGCAACAATGTTAGAACAGGCTAGAACGAGCCAACTTATCAGCGACTGCTTGCCTGTAGGCAGGGTCTTGCGCGTATTTGGGGTCACGCATAGCAGCAGTTAATTCTGCATTGCTATTGAACTTCCCACCTGACACTTCACCTGTTCCACCTTGCAGTAGAGAAGGTTCAGCATTAGTTCGATACCTTGCGCTTAGACCTTGGATAGCAAACTGAATTAGGTTTGCATCCTGCGTTTCCATTGTAGCATTAAAAGCATCAATCTCAGCCGCAGGAAGATTGTCTGATGCCCACTGTACCATAGCAGAGTATTCCTCAGCACCCCCAACAAGGGATTGCATGTTGGAAGTCATCTGAGCCGCAACAGCGTTCTGACCTTCGATCCATGAGTCAACCATAGCTTCTGAAAAGCCAGCTTCCTCTAGGGCTTGATATGCTTCTTGTGATAGAGTACCGTTCTCTGCATATTCCTGCTGGAACACATCAAAGTCTAGCCCTCTTTCATCTAGTAATTCAGAAACCTCGTTTGCTGTCTGACTAACATCTTCTGTCTGACTGTCTGCTTCTTGTTGAGCCTCAGCTTCTGAATTACTACCTAGTTTACCCTCTAGTGCAGAGTAGGCTTTAGCCATATCTTCTGCTGATTTAAACTTTTCAGGCAACCATTCTGGACGTTCAGGGTCTACTTGTGTACCCTCAACCTTAGCCAGCATAGCATCAATATGTTCTTGTGACTCTGCTGGTTCTTCTTGATAAGTGTTTACGGCATCTGCCATGTGTTACTCCGTTTCTACTGCGCCTTTAGCTAGCTGTGGTGCAGCACCCTGTGCCATAC